AATGTAGGTAAAAAAGCAGCAGGATTAAAAGCCGGTAAGTTGTCTGATGATTTAGTAAATAAAATTAAAGCACTTAACAATGATATTTTAAAAATGTCGGATACAGAAATTTTATCAAATCAAAAACTTATTAACTCTATGAAAATAAATGCTAACGTTAATAATTTAAATAAAGGAATTATATCTTTTGATAAATATGATGATCTTTCTAATGAAGAATTAATTAAAAAAATTAGAGATAGAGCTAAAGCAGGAACTTTTTGGCAACCAGAACATATATCAAGTGTCCAAGGAAAAGCTAAAAATATTTATTATCCAAATAATCTTCAAGCTGCTCCAGGAAATATGGGAGCATTTATGGAAAATTTTAAAAAAATAGCATCTAAAGATCCTACAAATCCTATTATTAAAAAAGGAGCAACAATAGATAAAATATTGTCAGACTATAATATGACAGTCAGAGATAATAAAACCGGAGTTCGATTAGGATTTAAAGATGTAATTGAAGTAGACCCTGTTACTAAAACATCTAATATTATTTCTTCGAATGCGGAGGCTTTAGGAAATAAAATGAATATACTTAAAACTATTGGCAAAGCAAAGACCGCAATCCCCGCTGCGATAATGGGTGGTATGATGGCAACTGGTAATGAAGCAGAAGCCGCTATAACTTATAATCCAACTATTGGTTCAATTGTAAAAACAGGAAGTGATGATGTTGCTTCTCAATCAAATCTTTTAGAATGGGCAGCAGATAATCCCGAACCACTAACTGTAGCTGGTGCAGTAGGAGCAGCAGGTATGACAAAACCCGGCAGTGCATTATTAAAAGGTTTAATTAAAACTTTAGCAGCACCTGCAGGAATAGCTACAACTGCTATGACAGTAAAAGAAAATATGGATCAAGGTGAAAGTTTACCAGAAGCATTAGCAGATCCTATGGCTGGATTAGGAATGATGGGAATTGGTGCAGGTAAGTTATTAAGAATGGGAACTCCTATTGGTGCAGCCATGACAGCGGCAGGATTAGGAAAAGACTATTATGAATTTGCACAAAATGAGATTGAGAAAATGAATCAAATGAGTGATTACGATAGGGGAATATACAACGATATGTTGATGGATGACACCAACATTGACTTTTAACAAAACAACTGATACACACCTTTCAGGTGTTGAATCAATCAAGAATAGAGGATAGAATAGCCCATGGCTGAAATAGACAAAAGTTTACCAAATAATCCAATTGAAATAGATCTTCCAGAGGAAGAAACAGTAGATGCTACTGAAGCTGTTACTGATACATCAATGGATGGAAAAACAGAAATTGAAATGGAAGAAGATGGTAGTGCAACTATTAACTTTGATCCAAATGAAACAGATCCTGAAGGGGGTCAAGACCACAATGCTAACTTAGCAGAATTTATAGATGATCAAGATTTAGATTCATTAGGTTCAGAACTAATGGACAAGTATAAAGATTACAAACAATCAAGACAAGATTGGGAAGAAAGTTATAAAGAAGGATTAAGTCTACTTGGATTTAAATATATAACTAGAACAGAACCATTTAGAGGTGCAAGTTCAGTTACTCACCCAGTGTTGGCAGAAGCCGTAACACAATTTCAAGCACAAGCTTACAAAGAATTATTACCTGCAGAAGGTCCGGTTAGAACTCAAATTTTAGGAGATATTAATGTTCCTAAAGAAGAGCAATCTAAACGTGTTAAAGATTTTATGAATTATCAAATTATGGATCAGATGAAAGAGTATGAACCAGAGTTTGATCAAATGCTTTTCTATCTACCCCTAAGTGGTTCTACCTTTAAGAAAGTTTACTATGATGATCTTTTAGGTAGGGCTGTTTCTAAATTTATACCCGCTGACGATTTAGTGGTGCCGTACTCTGCTACCTCATTAGAAGATGCGGAAGCTGTAATCCATGTTATACGTATTTCTCAAAATGATTTACGTAAACAACAAATCAATGGCTTTTACAAAGACATTGATTTGGGAGAACCGCCGGTTACAGAAAATCAATTAAAACAAAAAGAATTAGAATTAGAAGGCATTACTCAAAATGGTAGTGAAGACATGTACACAATTTTAGAAATGCATGTCAACGTAGATTTGGAAGGATATGAAGATGTGAATCCTGAAGATGGTGAGCCCACTGGAATTAAACTGCCTTACATCATTACTATGGATGAAGCGAATGGAAAAATTTTATCTATTAGAAGAAACTTTGAAGCAGAAGATCAATTAAAAAAGAAAAAAGATTATTTTGTACATTTTAAATTTTTACCAGGTATGGGTTTTTATGGTTTAGGTTTAATTCATATGATTGGTGGTTTATCACGTACAGCTACTGTTGCATTAAGACAATTATTAGATGCTGGAACTTTAGCTAACTTACCTGCTGGTTTTAAAACTAGAGGCGTTAGAATGAGAGACGATGCACAGCCATTACAACCTGGTGAGTTCAGAGATGTAGATGTACCAGGTGGAAATATTAAAGATCAGTTTATGCAATTACCTTTTAAAGGTCCTGATGCAACACTATTACAATTAATGGGTATTTGTGTTCAGTCTGCTCAAAGATTTGCAAGTATTGCAGATTCACAGGTAGGAGATATGAATCAACAAGCTGCAGTTGGAACAACAGTTGCATTATTAGAGCGTGGCTCTCGTGTAATGTCAGCAATTCACAAAAGATTGTATGTTGGTTTAAAATCAGAATTTAAATTACTAGCAGAAGTATTTAAAACTTATTTACCACCAGAATATCCTTATGATGTTCCAGGTGCACAAAGAAATATTAAAGTTTTAGACTTTGATGACAAGATAGATATTCTACCTGTTGCAGATCCAAACATTTATTCTCAAACACAAAGAATTTCTATGGCTCAAGCACAATTACAACTTGCACAATCAAATCCTAAAATGCATAATATGTATCAAGCGTATAGATCTATGTATGAAGCGTTTGGTATTAAAAATATAAACGCAATTTTACCACCTCCACAACAACCACAACCAATGGACCCAAGTTTAGAACATATTTTGTCTATTAGTGGTAAACCTTTTCAAGCTTTTCCTGGTCAAGACCACAAAGCACACATTGATGCTCATTTAAGTTTTATGTCAATCTCTATGGTACAAAATAATCCAATGGCTATGATGGGTTTACAAAAAAACATACTTGAACACATTAGTTTAATGGCACAAGAGCAAGTACAAATAGAATTTGTTCAAGAAATGCAAGAATTAAAAATGATTCAACAACAATTAGCACCATTAATGCAAAATCCACAAATGATGCAACAAAATCCAATGGCTATGCAAAGTCAACAACGTATAAAACAGATTACAGATGCTATCGAAGCTAGAAAAGCAGTGTTGATTGCAGAAATGACTATAGATTATGCTAAAGAAGAAGATAAAATTAGCAGTGAAGTAGGTGGTGATCCACTACTTAAACTAAAATCTAGAGAATTAGACTTAAAAGCTAGAGCTGATCAAGACAGAAATTCAAATAATGAAGCTAGACTTGATTTAGACACTATGAGAGCTATGATGAACGACCAACAACACGATGAAAAGCTAGAACAAAACGAAGAATTAGCTGGACTACGTGCAGGAGTGTCAATTGCTAAACAACAAATGTCAGATCAAAGTAAAAGACACGATTTCGGTAGAAATTTTAAGAAAAATTAACTATAATATTAACAAGGAGAAACATTATGAGCAAAGATTGGACTAAAGGTTCAGGTTTTATGAATAAAGACCCTAAAGTTGTAAAAGAACTAGGAGCTGGAGCTGATGGTTATGCAACAGGCGGAGTTACTATTCCTATGACGAGCGGCACTAAAGCAGAAGTAGTTACTGTAAAAGGAACTAAAGCTTTAAGAGCTGATAAAAAACCTGTAAAAGCTACTTGGTACTAACATGTGGTTATCGGCAATTAAATTAGCCGTTTCTGCTGGAAGTAAAATTTATGCTAACAAGCAGAAGACGAAAATAGCTATGTCAGATGCACAGCTTATGCACGCTTCTCGTATGGCCGAAGGTAAGGAAGCTTACCAGGGAAAATTATTAGAAGCCCGTCAGTCAGATTGGAAAGACGAGGCAGTTTTGATAATTCTCTCGGCGCCCATAGCAATTTTGGCCTGGGCAGTTGTAAGTGACGATCCGTCAGCTATGGAGAAAGTAAATGTGTTCTTTGAACACTTCTCGGCACTCCCTTCATGGTTTACAAATTTGTGGATCCTTGTCGTCGCGAGCATTTATGGTATAAAGGGTACACAAATATTTAAACAACACGGAGCAAAAAAATGAGACAAAACGGAGTAAGATCACCAGTAAGATTTCCATATGGAAGTTCTGGTATGAAAAAAGGTGGATCTGTTAAAAAGAAAAAACAGGGATACAAAGATAGAAAAGATGAATCTATCGCTATGAGAGTAAGAAAAAAAAGAACTGCTAAACAACTTAAAGATTCAAGAGATGAGTCTTACGGAAAATTTGGTTCTAAAGCTAAAAAATCTGGAAAAATAAATAGGTAATTTATGAACACAGGAAGAATGAATCTTTTAGAAGAAATGGGAAGAATTGATTCTGAAAAGATGAACAAAAATAGAAGAGCTGAAAAAGATAGAGTAGTATCTGAATTAAATAGAGGCTACAAAAAAGGTGGTAAAGTTAGAGGTTGTGGAATGGCAAAAAGAGGAAAAGGCAGAGCTTACGGAAAAAACTCATAATGGCTGATAAAAAATTTATACAAAAAGCTATTAAGAAACCAGGGGCGTTGAGAAAATCTTTAGGCGTTAAAAAAGGCGAAAAGATTCCTACAAAAAAATTAGCATCTGCTGCTAAGAAAAAAGGTAAGATGGGTCAACGAGCTAGACTTGCTATAACATTAGGTAAATTAAGAAAAAAATAATGAAAAAACTATTTAAAAGAATTATAGATAGAATATTTGGCAAAAGATGTGAATGTCCAACAGAATTTGTAAAAATTCCTCAACCCATTAAAGTTTGTTTACTTTGTGGTAAAACTCACATTGTATAAATATGAGAATGCCAGATGCTAAATATACTGGAAGTTATATAAAAAAAGAAGCTCAAGGATCTTCTGGTCCTGTTAGTTTAAGTAACGCAAGTTCAAAAAAATATTATGGTAAGATGATTGATGCTCCTGGCTTTGCTAGAGGTGGAGACGTTATGCCAAAAAGAAATAAAAAAAATTTTAGATCTACAAAATCAGGTGCCGGTATGACAGCTAAAGGTGTAGCTGCTTATAGAAGAGCAAATCCTGGAAGTAAATTAAAAACAGCGGTAACTGGAAAAGTTAAAAAAGGTTCTGCTGCAGCGAAGAGAAGAAAATCGTACTGTGCAAGAAGTGCAGGACAAATGAAACAATTTCCTAAAGCTGCGGCCAATCCAAATTCAAGACTTCGACAGGCACGTAGACGATGGAAATGTTAGTGAAGCAAGCAATCTTAACAGCATTAGAATCAAGGTATGAAGCACAAATAGCTGAAGCCGATGCAACCATTAAAATATATTTAGAGAATTCAGTAGGTATTGGAGAACATCCACAACACATTGAAGAAGTAGATAAACAATTAGAAAAAATTGCAGCAGCTCAAGAAAAACTTGGAGTGTTGGAAGATTTTCGAGAACAACAAGGAGAAGAGTAATGGACGAAATAAATGTAATAAGCAAAACACAAAAATCATTAAAAGAAAGATTACAACAAATTGGAGATGCAATCCTAGCTGGAGGGGTTGACAATATGGAGAAATATAAGTATCTAGTAGGACAGGCACATGCCATACAATTAACATTACAGGACATCTCTACCCTGCTAAAACCAAAGGAGCAACAAGATGAGCAAGGAAACGTTATCGACATCGGAAACGGAAGTACCAAAAATTAAACTTGGTCTTCAAGATAAATACGAACAAGAAAAAAAAGAATTACCTCCAGAACCTGAAGCATTAAGTCCTGAAAATATAGGAACTGAAACAGTTGATGAATTACCAGAACCATCTGGTTATAGAATTTTAGTTTTACCTTTTACACCAAAAAATAAAACAAAAGGTGGAATATTATTTTCTCAAGAATCTTTAGACAAAGCAAGAATTGCAACTACGTGTGGTTATGTTTTAAAGATGGGAGATTTAGCATACAAGGATAAAGATAAATTTGGTGAGCCTTGGTGTAAAAAAGGAGATTGGGTTATCTTCGCTCGTTATGCGGGTTCAAGATTACCAATAGAAGGTGGAGAAGTGCGAATACTTAACGATGATGAAGTGCTAGGAACTGTTAAAGATCCTGAATCACTACTTCATTTAATTTAACCACATAGGAGAAACTATGCCAGAAGAAACAAAAGATCTAATTGATGTAGGCGAAACAGAAGGAGCTGAAATTAATTTAGATGATAAAGGAGAAGCGGTCAAACAAGAGGAAGTAAAAGAAGAGATCGAAGTTGAACAAGTACCTGAAGATAAAACTTATGAAAATGAGAAACAGGTAAAGTTAGACGAAAAAAAACCAGAAGAAAAAGATGAGTTAAAAGAATATAGTGAAGGCGTTCAAAAACGTATTGCTAAATTAACTCGTAAAATGAGAGAAGCGGAAAGACAGAGAGAAGAAGCTGTTCAGTATGCTCAAACAGTTAATCTTCAAAAAAATGCAGCAGAAAAAAGATTATCTAAATTAGATAAATCTTATGTTAGTGAATTTGAAAACAGAGTTACGACTAGTTTAGCAGCAGCTAAGTTAGCTCTTAAAAATGCAATTGAATCACAAGACGTTGAGGCACAGATTGCAGCACAGCAACAACTTGCTACGTTATCAGTAGAGAATGCTCGAATTGCTTCTATGAAAGCAGAAGAAATAGAAGCACCTAAAGAAAAACAAGTAAGAGTTAATCCTCAACAACAACAACCGGCTCAACAGTCTGACCCTAAAGCAGAGGAGTGGTCTACAAGAAATCCTTGGTTTGGTAATGACACTGCTATGACTTATACAGCTTTTGATATACATAAAAAGCTTGTAGAGGAAGAGGGTTATGATCCTAAAACTGACGAATATTATGAAGAAGTTGACTCAAGAATAAGGGTTGAATTTCCGCATAAGTTTGATAAGATAGAAAACACTTCTACAGAAAGAGCAAAACCTGCTCAAACTGTAGCTTCAGCTAATCGTTCAGCTAAATCAGGACGCAAAAAAACTGTGAAACTCTCGCCATCACAGGTAGCAATTGCTAAAAGAATAGGCGTGCCACTCGAAGAGTATGCGAAACAAGTAAACAATATCACGGAAGGAGTATAAGCATATGGAAAATGAAACAATAAAAGCTTCTCGTGCGAGTCAAACAAGAGATAAGGTAAAAAAACCTACAACTTGGACTCCACCCAACTCACTAGATGCACCGCCTGCACCCAAAGGGTACAGACATAGATGGATCAGAGTAGAGATTCTTGGTAATGATGATACAAAAAATGTATCAGCAAGATTAAGAGAAGGATGGGAGTTAGTGAGAGCTGACGAATATCCCGACTTTGAATACCCAACTATGGATCACAAATCAGGCAAATACCAAGGTGTAATTGGTGTTGGTGGCCTTGTGCTGGCAAGGATACCCGAAGAAATCGCACAACAGCGTGAATCGTACTATCGCAACCAAACGAAAGAACGAGACGAAGCTGTAAATTCTGATCTTCTAAAGGAACAGCACCCAAGTATGCCAATCAATCAAGAGAGGCAGACTCGTGTAACTTTTGGTGGTTCAAAGAAATAATCTTTTAGTAATTTCTAGGTCCAACAAAATAAATTAAACCGAACTGGAGGCCGTTTAACAACGGCAGGTTCATATAAAGGAAAATAAGATATGGCAAATAACTCGACAGCGGGCTTTGGATGCAGACAGACTATGACAGTTGGAAATACTCCAGCTACAGGTGGTCAATCTGAGTTCACAGTTCAAGGCGGCGGTAGCCCAGGGGCTACTAAAGCTATTTTCAAAGGTGCTCCCGTAGCAATGCAAACTGCAGCAGGTGGAGCTGGTGTTCTTGGACACATTCAAGATCAAACAGCTGCCCTAATGACAGATGGTATTGTTGGTGGTAATACATGGGCACATAACACAGCTAACACTAACGGAAGTTTAGGTGTTTTCAATGGCGCAACTTTTGTTGATGCAAATGGAAAACCAACTTGGACTAACGGTTTAGCAGCAGCTCAAACTTCAAGTGTAGATTACAACACAGGTAGTAATAATATTACTGCTTTTGTAAACACTAATCCACACCAAGAGTATACAGCTAGAGCAGACGCAGCAGTAGGTATAGCTAGTTTCAATACATTGACTAACACAGGTTACAACTTAAATGATGCTGGAGCCGGTGTAGATGGTCAATCAGATTGTACACTAGATATCGCTAATACAACTGGAACTGCAAACTACATGTGGAAACTTGTAAGATCAGCAAATGTTACAAATCAAAATGATTTAACAGCAGCTGGTGCAGATATTATTATCTCTTACAACCCACAAGCAAACGCTTACTTAGCATAGTCATAGAATAGGAGAATAAAAACATGGCAATATCAAGAGCACAACTAGTTAAAGAACTAGAACCAGGTTTGAATGCACTATTCGGACTTGAGTACAGACAATATGCAGATGAAACAACACAGATATTTGATACTGAATCTTCAGACAGAGCGTTCGAAGAAGAAGTGATGTTATCTGGTTTCGGAAATGCAGCAGTTAAACCTGAAGGCCAAGGCGTTCAGTTTGATGATGCACAAGAAACTTTCACTGCTAGATACACTAACGAAACGATCGCTTTAGCGTTCGCAATCACTGAAGAAGCGATTGAGGATAACTTGTATGACAGACTTGCGTCTAGATATACAAAAGCTTTAGCAAGATCTATGGCCTCTACTAAAAATGTAAAAGGTGCAGCCGTTTTAAATAACGGTTTCAACAATACATTTGCAGGTGGTGACGGCGTAGCTCTTTTCGGAAATGACGGAGCAGGAAATACAACTCACCCTACTCTTGCAGGAACTTTCAGAAATCAACCAGCAGTAGCTGCTGATTGTAATGAAACTTCTTTAGAGCAAGCGATGATTGACATTTCAGCTCTTACAGATGAAAGAGGCTTAAAAATCGCAGCGAGAGGAACTAAAATGATAGTTCCACCTCAACTGCAATTCGTAGCAGATCGTTTGTTAAACACTGAAGGCAGAACAGGTACTGCTGATAACGATATCAATGCAATCAAAAACATGGGAATGGTTTCTGGTGGTTACGTAGTTAACCATTACTTAACTGACCCAGATGCATGGTTTGTTAAAACAGATGTACCTAATGGTCTTAAGCATTTTAGCAGATCACCTATCAAAACTACTATGGAAGGCGACTTCGATACTGGTAATGTTAGATACAAAGCTAGAGAAAGATACGTATTTGGTTTCTCTGATCCAAGAGGAATCTACGGAAATCCTGGCGCATAATAATTAATATTTTAGGGGCCGACACAATTCGGCCCCTTTATTACATATAAAGGTGTGTAAATGAAAAAAACTCGCATAAATATTTGGGCTTACGATCATCATGCAATATTTAATATTGAACATGCTGAAGATACGGCTGAAAGTGTTGAAAAAGCAATACTTGACAAGCTAGGAGAAAAGAGTATAAAATGGGAGTATCTCGGAAACAACTATAATAACGAGATAAATCGAATAACTTATGAGGAGGTTATTGATGATACAAGACCTATACAAACAAAAAAGGTCCTTGGAGTTGAAGTGGCAACAGGAGCATCTAGATAATAATAGATATACTCTTGAGATGGTTAAGATTGATGACAAAGT